ATAAATTAGTATCTAAAACTATTGGGGATATTATTGTTCACATGGATAGTGATGATGTGTATGCTACAGATTGGGTAAGTAAATGTGTACAGGAGCTGCAAGACAATCCCACAGCCGACATAGTAGGTCTATCACAATTTTATGCTACAGGTGGGTATAAATATATAGGTTCAAATACTAGCAAAATAGTATGGGGTGCTACAATGGCATACAGAAAAGAATTTTGGAAGCGCAATAAATTTGCAGACATGCACATAGGTGAAGACTATATGTTTTGCAAAAAAGCAAATACACATATCAACCCATATATTAACGGATTTTTAGCCACTATACATAGCGGAAATACAAGCCCAAAAAATACAACTAACAGGGCATGGGTTAGTCTTTGTCGCAAGGATATTCCCGATAGTCCTTTGGGTACTGCTGGATTATAACATGCAAATTCTTTTTTATCAATTCACCCATACTACAGCCTACATGAGATGCTATATTTTTAACCTCATTATGCTGCTTAGTGCCTATGTTGTTTACTCTTACATCTTTCTTATCCATACGCAAAATTAATAATTTACCGACAATATCGGCAAACCTTTGCAATGTTTTTTTTCGTAGCGTTATTTTACAAGCGAATGAAAGAAATAATACTATATAATTACCTCTATGACGCATCGGCTGCTAACTTTATAGCGCAGCTAGAGGCGTATAAAGATGAAGATGTAGTTATACGTATGAATACAGGCGGTGGCAGTCCTGAAAGTACATTTGGTATGATTGCCAAACTTTCAGAACGTACCAAAGCAACTAAAATAAAGGTTGACGGTAAGGCACATAGTATGGGTGCATTTATGTTAGCTTATACCCAAGATAACGAAGCGTTAGATGTATCGGAAATATTAGTACATCGGGCTGCTTATCCATCATGGGTAGAAAAAGACCCTAACATAATGACTGCTGAAATGTGGGCATCATTAAACAGGGTTAACGGTAAATTACGTGAGGCGTTAGAAGCTAAGGTTAATACTACTTTGTTTCAATCTATTACAGGCAAATCAATGGATGATGTGTTTTCTACTGATACCCGAATAGATGTATTGCTTACAGCGAAACAAGCGAAAGAAATAGGGCTAATAAATAAGGTGGTAAACATTACACCTACAATGCAAGCGGAACTAAAAGGGCATTACGCAATGGCAGCACAATCGGGCTATGAAGTAATGCCGTTCGCAATACCTGAAATAAAAGAGGCTAATACAACAATAACAATAAAAAACAATAAAATGACAGTAACAGAATTAAAGGCACAGCACCCAGAATTGGTAAATGCTATTCTTGCCAGCGAGCGTGATAGAGTTAATTCATTTATGGTATTTGCGCACCTTGATTTGGAGGCTTGCAAAAAAGGTATCACAGAAGGTAGCGCACTATCTGCTACACAAATGGCAGAATTTAGCCTAAAAGCAGCACAAGCACAGTTTATGCTTAATGCTGAAAATGGTAGCCCTGCAAGCGTAACACCTGCAAAGGTTGAAGCCCCAGCAACTACAGAGGCTAAGCAAGAAGAAGATTTTTGGAAAGAGGCAATCGAAAACGTAAACTTAAAATAATTTAATATCATGGCAAATCCGCAAATAGCAAATTTTGATACCTCGAAATTATTTCTAGGTCGCAATTATTACGATACCGCTACATTTACTAATGCAAGTGGTAGCGAAGTTACAATAGCCGCAGGTCGTTTGCTCGGTCGTGTTGGTTCTAGTAACCTTATAGCACTACAAGACAAAGACAATACAAACGGTTCACAAATACCACTAGGTGTATCTGCTGATACTTTTGTAGTAGCTAACGGTGCAAGTGCAACTATTACCTATTGCATAGCTGGTAGAGTAGCAAGCGAGTTGTTAGGTTTTGCGTCAGGCGAAACACTTGCAACAGTTGTAAACTATATCGGTACAGATGGTTCTAGCCCAGCAGGCGTAGCTACAGTGCCAGCAGGTACAATTAAAGATGTAATGCAGCGTTCAGGGTTTCAGATAATTACTTCTACTGAATTAACAGCAATCGATAATCCACAATCTTAATTAACAAAGTAAATAACTTATAAAATGGCAATACCCAGTTCATTAATACGGTCAACAATTACCACCAAGTTTTTAGCATTGTGGAAAGAGCGTCTACGCCCTACTACGTTCCTTGCTACATGGTTTCCCGACACTACCCCAACTGCTACACGTTACGTAAGTATCGAAGTACAGAGAGGTAAAGAAAAGATTGCAGTCGATGTACTTCGCAATGCAGAAGGCAATCATAACAAGTTTGAAAAGTCTACGCAAAAAGACTTCGACCCTACTTACTTTGATGAAAACTTTACAGTTGATTCATTGCGTATGTATGACCGTCTAATTGGTAGCGGTTCAGTTGATGCAGGTGTAGTAACTGCTATCCTTAATGAGGGTACAGAGAAAATGCAAATGCTTGCTGATAAGATTGAGCGTAGATATGAGTTGCAAAGAGCGCAAGCCCTACAAACAGGTATCGTAACTGCTACATCTACCGAAAACATAGATTTTCAGCGTAAAGCATCTATGATACTTGCTTACAATTCAGCGCACAACTTCGCAGACAATACAGTAAGTATATCATCTTTCTTAGGCACATGGGGCAGCCTTATGCGTTCAGTTGGTAAGGTTGGTACAGGTACATTTGATTTGTTGATGGGTTCATCTGCATATCAGGCAATGATAGCTAACACTAAGTTTCAAGCCGAAGCGGATATCCGTAGAATAGCACTTACAGACATTGTAAGCCCAGTTAAGAATACCGAAGGTGCTGATTACATGGGTATGTTTAGCGCAGGTACTTGCAACTATCGTATATGGGTTTATGACCAATATTATGAAGATGCAAGCGGCACACTACAGCCTTACATCGACCCAAAGAAAATAATCATACTGCCACCTAACCCAGCCTTTATGATGGCTTATGCAGGTGTACCACAGTTGATTGATGAAGATAACCCAGTAGTGCGTACAGGTAAATTCATTTACTATAGCTACACAGACGAGCGCAGACGTTCAAGAGTGTACGGTGTACAGTCAGCAGGTTTGCCAATACTACTAGAAGTAGACAAACTGTTTACAGCTACAGTACTAGCATAAGATAAATAAATACCTTAACTTTAATAGCCATGCCGTTAACAAATGGCATGGCTATTTTAAATTAACAAAACATGCAAAAACAATACAAGGTTATACCAATCGCAATAACAGGTAGTGGAAATAAAATACATTATGCAGGCGATGTAGTTACTCAAGATATGTTAGCTACCGATGCTGCTATATTGGTTAAAGGTGGGTATCTTTGCGAATTAGCCCCTGAAATAGTAGAACCAATAAAAGATACCAAACAGAAAAAACAAAGCAAATGAGCCTACTAGAATTGGCAAGGCGTGATATTGCAAACATTAGCAGTAACGCTAGTGGGTTCGGGGTATCTATGTCTTTCATTTCACCTGCCAGCCCACCCGAAACATGCACCGTTAACGGTTTGTTTTCTAGGCATCACATTGATGTAAATCGGCAAGGGGTAGCGTTCAATAATAGAATGGCACACGTATCAGTATCGGAAGATGTATTTGATGAAGCTAACTATACTATACGCAATGCAAACGGTGAGGTAGATTTTAAAGGGCATAAGGTTACGGTTGAGGCGGTGCAGTATGTTGTTAATCAGTGGTTTCCATCTGATACAGGTAGATTAATTACGTTAATATTGGGCAAGTATGGCACTTAATGGAGTAATAGCACCGCAGAAATATGAACTAATACGTGACCGTATCGGGGCTATACTATTTGCCGAATTTGCTAATCAATTTACACTTTCAGGCGGCACAACTCCCAACCCTGCATTTTATTGCGAGCGTATCATACAGTTTGACCATACCGAAGCACCAGCAGTAAATGTAACGCTACAACGTGCCGATTATGATAATCGTGATAGGCATCAAGTTAACGGCATATACTTGTTTACTATTGATGTTTATACGGCAGCACACGCCACTAATAACGTAAGGGGTGATTATCGTGGGGCGGTAGAAATGCACCGTATATTAGGTATGATAAGGGCTATATTTGAAAGCCCTGAATATAAAGAACTATTGTATGGTTTTGGTGTGCTTTGTAGCACAAAAATTAAGTCAATATCTATACCCGAAGCACCCAACAATAATGAAAGTGTATTTGAGGCTACAGGGCGAATAGAGTATGAGGTAACAGTACCCGAAACGGTTGAATTACAAGAGGGTGTACCACTTGAATTAGCTACTACAGTGGTTAAACTTTACAATACTGATAAGGGCTATTTATGGGGTGCAGAAAGCGCACCACCACCAAACCTATTTATAGATGAAATTGCAATTAATTACTTCATAGCAGAATAGAACGATATGCCAAATATTAAATTTTCAGAATTAAATACAGCTCCCGAATTTTCGGAGTTAGATTATATTGTTGGTATTCGATACAATGAAGAAACGGAACTATACGAAAACTATATCTATGAGGCGGCAGATGTAAAGGAATACGTAAAGGCACAGCTAAGGAAAATAATTACAGTTAGCGAAGATGGCAATTCAGTTACAAATGTAGCATTTGAGGGTAACAATGTACAGGCACTATTAACAGACAATCAAGTTTATATAAGAGATGTAGACTTTACGCAAGACGGAGATACAATTACAGGTATAATTATTTCATTTTACACATCACAAAAAATATTAGTATTGTTATGAGGATTATTATAGTAGCATTATTGCTAGTTTTATCGGTAGGTGCTAATGCACAGAGAATAGTGCCAATAGGTAACGGCAGAACAACAGATACAGGATTGATAGTTGGTAGTTTAAAGGTGGATAGTGTGCTAGTATTCCCAGCATACAGAACTACTAATACTAACATGGTGCTAGGGTTTGATTCAAGAGGTAAGGCGGTATTAAGGATAAACAATGATAGCCTTATTTGGGCTACTAATGCTTATGTAGATAGTGGATTGGCAAGCATATCAGCAGGGGCGGTAGATACCAATAACTACATATCATCTATTACCCGATTGAACAGGGAAATTGACAGCGTTAGTAACATCATTGACAGCAACAATACTATTATATACGGGAACATAGCCACATTGCAAAGTGATATAGTTACAATTGATAGTGCCGTTGGTGTTGCGTTTGGGGCTATATCCACCCTTTATGACACTAAAGCGGATAAGGATACATTAACCAATTTCCTTTTAAAATCCGATACCGCAACATTATCAAATCGGATAAATTTAAAGCAAAACTATTCAGATACTACAACATGGGATGCAACAAGATATTGGGTATCTACTCAAATACCGTCATTGGCGGGGTATGTACCATATACAGGGGCTACTACTGACGTAGACTTAGGTACACATGCCATATCGGCACGTACGGGCGTAATTAACAAGCCGTCAGGTAGTGGCACTGCATTATCAGTAACTAAGGGCGGTAGCGGTGAGGCTTTGACTGTTACAAAAAGTAGCGGTAGCGGTAATGCTATGAGTGTTACAGGTGGCGTTACGCAACTATCAGAACTACACACCACTACAGCAATAGCAGACGCATACATAGCAAGTGCTGCAACGTGGAATGCTAAGGGTACGGTAAGTAGTATTCAGCTAGTAGGCGGCACTAATGTAACAATTACGCCTACAACAGCAATTACAACAAGTGGCACATATACTATCAGTGCTACAGGCGGCAGTAGTACCCTAGTTAAAGCCAATGAGTTTAACATGCTTTATAAAGCGAATGGCGATACTACTATTCGTGGGACAACTAAGGTACGGATAGATACAACAGATATGCGGTTGGAATTTGCATGGGACACAACAACATCTGCCGTTGTAAATGATTATCATGGCGGTGTAAAGATGTGGGGCAGTAACAGAATGGGTATGGGTGCAATTAGGATAAATGATACTGTAAGCATACCAGCGGCTTTGCAACGTGCTATAAATACACAGATTACAAGTACTATGTTGCCAACAGTGACAGGAAACATAGCATATACTAACAACTATGTCTATGGCGGTATGGTGCAAACGGCAGGTACATTAGGTTATATACCGGCTGCATGGAATAGTACTATACAGCACCTTAACTACAATAAAACAACATTTACAACCGCATCGGGGGCTAATTCAAGTTCGTTAATTAGAATTGGTAGCATAGCACTATCGGCAGGTATAATTTGTGGTAACACTAAGTTTAGTGGTGGTGGTGGTAGGGGTACATTTACATTTTCGTTCCCTACCTATCTAAGCACACAAAGGATAATGATAGGATATTCAGAGGCGGTAGCAGCATTAAGCGGTGACCCATCTACATTCCTTACAGCACCTACGCCATATTCATCATTAATGGTTATAAAAGATGCCGCAGACACAACACTACAATTTGCACACTATAGCGGAACTGGCGTAGTTACAAAGGTTAATACAGGCATCAAACCTAATAACGAAGATGTATACAGGCTTACGGTTTATATAGCCCCTAATAGCACCTATTACATGCAGTTAGAAGTTATAAGTAAAACAGCAGCAATAAGGGTAGTAACATTAAATCCTACTACTAACGTACCACCAGTAGGTGACAGATTAGTGCAACAACAAGCGGTAAATAATGGTACCGTAGGTGGCGTTGTTGTTTATGGATTAATTCAGCATTTGGAAGAAATATACTAGACTATGATACAGATACAGCCAAGAGAATATACCACAGGGACTGCAACACTATTGCACGTAACAGCCACTATTGCAGATGGTAGCGGTGCTATATGGTACAAGTTATTAGACGCTAACCATAAAATAGTGACTGAGGGTAATTTACCAGTAGATAGTGAGTTCGCACTTGCTTACAATGGTAGCGAAATAATGGCAGGTAATTACATAGCTAATTATTTGGGGGTTGTGATTTTATAACTATATTTGTCAAAACTAATTTAAGTAGCAAATGTCACCCAAAGAAGAAACGGTTTTAACCAAGAAAATAACAGGCATTACATGGGGTGTAATTATTACCATTACCACTATTACAGGCGGTGTGTTAACAATGGGAGTTAAAGGTTATACCAACATACTTTATGCTATTGAGCGCAATAACAGCGATTATAGACAAGTACAGGAGCAGATTAAGTACATGGGCAATGATGTGAATAGGCACGAACAACAGATACAATACTTAATGACCACTAAAAAATAAACAATGAACAACAAAATACTTAAATTTGGTGTGCAAGGGTTTGAGGGTACTACACCACCTACCCTTAAAGTTATATACCGTTTCTTTATGGCTGCATTGGCTATATGGCAGCTAATAAATATCACGTTTCCCGAAATTAACGATGTAGTTGCAAGCTATGTAAGTCGGGTTTTGGATATAGGTGTTCCTATCCTATACGCTGTAAGTAATGCGTTTGGGTATGTAAATGATGATACTAAGAGTGAGTAAAGATGTGTGTTTAGTGTGTAGCCCTCAACTGTGTGTGTTTCGGTTGGGGGCTTTTTAAAATGTTTTAGGGTTAAAAATGGGGCTGCATTATTCTTAGTGCGGCTTTTTTGTTTATATTTGCGTCATGACATTCACATCAAATAATCACCCCAACGATAAGTTTTTTGCAGCACTGTTATTAGGCTGCATACTTTGCATAGCTGCATTTTTTATATTGCTATCTAGTAGCTGCAAAAGTGCCGAAAAGAAACAAGCCAAGTTATACGGCAAGTTCGACAAACTGAAACGCAAAGCAGATGCAGACAGTGTGCTAAAGGTTGTGCCGAGCAAATGGAGTTTGGCTAATTTCCCAGTGAAATTAAGCGGAACTAAAACCGTTTATTTGCCGAGTAAGAAAGTAGTAACGCATGATACCATTACTAAAACCAACACGATAAATGATACTACATACATCACTAAGTATGTAACCAAGTACAGTCATTCAGTTGACACACTACGCACAACCGACACAATACTAGATAATAGACCATTGACGCAATTACAGACCGATTACAGGGCGTTAGATGCCAAGTTGATACAAAGTACTACTAGGGAACTATTAGCCACAGAAACGAAAAATAAACAGCGTAGTAAGTTATTGTGGTCAATCGGATTGAACATACTACTAATACTGCTTATAATTGCACACTTTTTGCGTAGATTTGGAATATTGAATTAGTCAAGTCGTTTCAATGGTAAGACGGCACATTTGCTGATACGGGTTCGAGTCCTGTCTTGACTACGGTTTTTTTCATACGATTTAATTTTCCCTGACTATTTCTATGGTTGGGGTTTTTTATTGCTACCTTTACCACCAATAAGTGTAAGCATATAATTTGACATTGCAATTATTTAGTAATAATATACCTTTACAACATGAAAGACCCATTAAGCATACAGCGAATAGCAACTACACACCCATTAGTACGTGATACCTTTACACGCTTCATAGATGCCGCAGAAAGCGAGTTAAATATAACGCTAAGGGTAACACATGCACTCCGTACAATAGCCGAGCAAAACGCACTATATGCGCAAGGGAGAACAACAGCAGGTAAGATAGTTACTAATGCTAAAGGGGGGCAATCGTTTCATAATCTAGGACTTGCCATTGATGTAGTGGAGTTAGTAGGTAAAACTGTAAATTGGAACTTTGATTACAGCAAATTAAAGCCTATAGCGGATAGGTTCGGCATAGAGTGGGGCGGTACATGGAAATTTGTTGATAAGCCACATTTTCAGATAACATTTGGTTATACTAAAGCTACACAATTAGCAGTGTTACCAAAAGATAGTAAAGGATACCCAATAATAAAATAATAATTTCAACCTACTTAAATTTGTGTATTTTTGCCGACATTATTCACATAATCACGTATAATGGCTAATCAATACACACCGAGTAAGTATGAGTATTTGAATGATGAGATATTAGCAGAACTAAATTCAGGCGGTTCAGCAGCAGGTACAGCCCGAAAAATAGTCGATAAACACAAGTTAGATGTAACCCCCGAAGCATTTAGGCTGCATATAAGGGCGTTACAAAAGAAACAACAGCACCCACTATTAAGTGATGAATGTGAACAATTAGGAATACCGTTAGATGAAGTTAAGCACTATTGGCACAAGGGTAAGCATTTCTCTTTATTTGTTGATGGTAAAGGTCAGCAAGTTAGCTATGAAGATATACGCAATTCTATCATAGCAGATATAACCAACTATGCACCCATATACCCGACCATACAATACAATCAAGACAGCGAAGGTTATCTGCTAGTAATTGACCCAGCAGATATACACCTAAACAAGTTATGCAGTGCATTTGAAACGAATGATGCATGTAATCATGACATAATTTACAATAGAGTAATAGAGGGCGTTAAAGGTATATTAGGGTACGTAAGGGGCTTTAAGATTGACCAGATACTATTTGTAGCAGGTAACGACATACTGCATGTTGATAGCCCTAAAAACACAACCACAAGCGGTACGCCACAAGATGCGTCAATGATGTGGTATGATGCTTTTGTATTAGCTCGGAAACTACTAACAGAGTGCATAGAATTACTACTACCTATTGCACCAGTTCACTTTCAGTATAACCCTAGCAATCATGATTTTACAAATGGTTTTTTCCTTGCACAAACTATACATGCGTGGTTTGCGAAATGCGAAAACATTACATTCGATACATCAATGCAGCACCGTAAGTACTACACATACGGTCAGAACATAATCGGTACTACACATGGCGATGGAGCAAAAGAAACAGATTTAGCATTATTAATGGCACATGAAGTTGGTGAAAATTGGCACAAATGCAAACATAGGTACTACTATACGCACCACATTCACCATAAGAAAAGTAAAGAGTATATGAGTGTATGTGTGGAGAGTTTACGTAGCCCAAGTGGTACAGACGGTTGGCATCATCGCAATGGTTACCAGCACAGCCCAAAGGCGATAGAGGGGTATATACATAGTAAGAATAACGGTCAGATTAGTAGGCTAACGTACATATTTTAAAAGAAATAGCCCACTATTTAAGGTAGTGGGCTATTAGTTTATTTTGTGTTTATTTCACGTTGCAAATACCAAATAGCTTTATTAATATCTTGTTCTTTGTTTCCTTTCCTATCAGCACGTAAAAGATATTTCAATGCGTTTCCCATATTAAAATTTAGCTTAAAGGCATCAATAATATCTATTACCTCAATGCCGTTAACGGTGTAATGCGGTGGGTGGTTGACCATGTCGGGCGTATTATTCATGTTCTAGTTAGTTTTTGATTCTATTATAGTTAAAAATTCGGTTGCGTTCAATGCGTAAGTATCACCCATTATAACATCTTGTAATTCAGGGTGCATACCTAGCAGATTGTCTATAATGGCTATTACCTCATCTCGTGTGTAGTGCATTTTAAATTGTTTAAAAAGTTATCAAAGTCATTATCATCATTTAAAAAGCTATAATTAAAAGCCTCTCTCATCATCTCATAAACCACACCAGCAAGCACCATTTTAGCCTCAATTTCGGCTTCAATTTCGCTTTGTGAGGTAATCTCTACAAATGGTTTGTTTTGGGCTTGTTTTAGCTTATTAATCAGCAGTTCGGCTATTTTAGTTTGTTGGGTGGGTGTCATTGTTTATGTTTTTTAAGTATAGTTAAAATAAAATCAATACCATGTGATAATGCAAGGTCGTGAGTGTTAAATGGTGTTTCGTCATTATCCCCGTATGTATAAGTATGACCGTCATCATCAGTAACAATGTATGACCATGTGCGATGTTTATGACCTGCTATTACAGCTACATGCCAACCATGTACAGTACGTGTCCATGTTGCAACATCTACTAACTTTGGTGCAGACATAGCCAACTCTAATATGTTATAGTTGTATTTATATGCTATTCTTTCATAAATTATGCTACCAACGACTGAACTGTAGTAATGCGTATCAGGCACATCATACCCAATCTTTTTGAGTATTACCGATTGTTCGGGGGTGGTTCTTGTGTGTTCCATTATTTTTTATGTTGTTTTAAAATGTTCATTGCATCGTTTAGCGTACTAATTGTAGCCGCTAACAATATGCAGTTTAGGAATATTAAGCCTATTATAATTTGCTGCATTATTTAGCGTTTAGTTTGGTTATGTAATCTTGATATTCGGCTTCGGTGGCTGGCTGCAAATTACAATCTACAAGCCAACTAAATATATTGTGGTCAAACTCACGTAATAATAAATTACTACCTTCCATTTTCCAAATTACTTTAAATACCCCTACAGGTTTAGAAGATAATAATTTACCTTTTACGTATTCAGGTAGTTCATTTTTTGATACATGTTCCCACCACTTTAAAGGGCGAAATAAATGCGGAAAATCAGGGCAAAATGTAACCCATCTTTGTGGATTAGTTTCCTCATCATGACCCCAACAATCGCCACATAATGCGTGTTGCTTTGGGTATAATATATCCCCTTTGAACAAGTGCGTAAAATGCGGCATCGGTGCTACTACCTCGTATCTGTTATTGCTCATTATATTGTGCTTTTAATAGTTCCAAATGTTTAATTGCCTTATCGCTTTCCTCACGTATTACACGTATCATATCGTCTGCTAAGGGTGGCGGTATCTGCTTAGTTTTACCCTTGCAAATGTCATATACATATTGGGGGTGTACTTTTAGTACCATCTTATCCCATAGCTTGATTGCTTTAAATAGGTCGTTTATTCTCATTAGTTTGTGTATGTTTTAGTGAAGTAATTTTGTTTGCTAAATTTTCCCATGCCTGTTCAGGGGTGTTAAATTTTATAGTTATATCGTCACCGCCCTTTTTATTTTTTATATAATACTTAAAAGAGTGAGTTCCCGATACGTTGTAATCCCATTCGCAATATGCCATAGGGTACACCGATAGTACCTTTTCTTTCGCTGTCATTGTTATTGGTTGTATGTTTTGGTGAAGTAATCTTGTGTGTTTCTATACTCTGAAATACCATTGAATGAGATTGCTTTGCTATTTATGCCACCTACCTTATAAGCAGTCTCGATTGTTTCACGCTCGTAGGGTAAAAGGTCGGTAAGTATCTGTATTGCTTCATTAAAGCATGTAGCGGCATTATCTACACCGTCATAATCTTTTATTTTACTTTGTAGTTGCTCAATAGCCCGTTGTAGTGCTGTATCTGCCATGTGTTATAATTTTTCACAAAGATACACTACTTTCCCGAATAAACAAATAAAAATATTTTTTTACAAAAGTTTGTAGTGTCAAAAAGTATTTGTACATTTGCTAAACATTAAACGATAAAAACATGACAAAAGAAACACAAAACACAATAGTAGCGGAGATTATTCCGTACGATTTCAGACAGTCAGAACAATACGGCATGAAGCCACAGCCAAATGACGATGATGACGATTACGAAGACACAGATAATTAATTTAACCGATAAAAACAACACAATGGCAAACATGGCATACTGTAGGTTTGAGAATACCTACAACGATTTACTAGACTGTTACGAACACTTTGAAGAGCCAAAAAACGACAGTGAAAAAGAGTACAGATATAAGCTACTGAAATTAGCAAAACAAATTGTAAACGAATATTCAACAGAAGACTAAAACCAAACAAAATGAGCGCACTAAAAAAACTACTCGATTTCGCAGACCAATTACCTACTAATACAGGGATTGAATTTCTGCAACTGGTACAAGCCTATCAAAAGGAAATGATAGCCGATAAAATGCAACTAATTGAGGGCTACGAGCGTATTATAAGAGGTACGCAAAACACGCCACCTTATGAAGTTGTCGCAATCGCAGGTACAGCAGAAACGTTATTATCTAACCCTTTAAATTCAGTTGAAGGATGTTAGACCCAAAGAACCCAACAACGGCAGACAGCGCACTAATTATTGCTGCAATAGTAGTAGTAATGGTATTCGTTATGATTGTGAGAGAAAGCATAACCACTACTAAGCGCAAAAAACAACACAATATTTTTGACGAAACAGATATATACTAACATGATACCGCAAAACATAGAACTAATAGCCTACACCGTAATGGCACTAATCGGAATTATTTACCTACTAAAAAACGCCACAACATGACACGTAAACGCAAACACGACCTATTTGTAACATTCCACTACCATACCGCAAGACGCAATAAACGCAAGTACACTAATCTTTTAGCCAACTTTTTAAACCAACTAAAATGCACATTTTCAAAGCAATCGAAAACAAATTAACAATAGTTACCACATCAATCGAGCAGCGCAATTTTTTAACGCAAGTACTAGATTACATGGAGCAAGAACCAGCATTACCGTTTAATGCTGATAATGATTGTGTGTGTTTATGGCTGGATGATAGCACGTATTTGTATATTTTCACCAAACCTAACGAAGTAACCGACCATATACTATTTGCCGACCTAGACCTAACATTCAACATCAAAGAGCTATCCGCAATTTGGGGCAAACATAGCAGCACAGTTCACCAGCTACTTAAACGACCTAACAACTGGAAAGCCCACAACATAGCAAGTAAAAATAAATGTGGTAAAGAGATACAAGTTACTTTGAAATTCAAATAACATTTTGTACATTTACACATCGTTAAACTAAACACACAAACACATGAGTACATTAAGAAAAGCCACAAGACAAAAGGCTAAAATCAGATTAGGACTATCAGCCGTAAGCGGTGGTGGTAAAACATTCAGTGCTATACTTATCGCTAAAGGATTAGCAGGTGGCGACTTGTCAAAGGTAGCTATCATAGATACTGAAAATGGCAGTGCCGACCTTTACGCACATTTAGGGGATTACAGCGTGTTATCACTTACAGCACCATATACACCCGAAAAGTATATAACCGCCATTAAGGAATGTGAAAATGCTGGTATGGAAGTTATTATAGTAGATAGCATTACACATGAGTGGGACGGTAAAGGCGGTATATTAGAAATATCCAATAGTATGACTGGTAACAGCTACACTAACTGGGCTAAGATTACCCCACGTCATCAGGCTTTCCTAGATGCAATTTTACAGTCCCCTTGCCACATGATTACCACCGTTAGGCGTAAGACTGATTATGAGTTAGTAGATGTGAATGGGAAAAAAGTACCGCAAAAAGTAGGACTAAAAGAGGTTACTAGAGAAGGTTTTGAATACGAGTTGACTTGTAACTTAGAACTTGACACAAAACACAGTGCAACAGTTAGCAAAGACCGTACAGGTTTATTCGATGCAAATATTCCATTTATGCCAAGTGAGGAAACTGGCAGAATGATACTAGAGTGGTGTAATAGTGGTGTGATACTACCTGAAGTAACACTAGAACAAAAGATACAACGATGCAACACAATCGAAGGTTTATCCATGCTATTTGCAGCAAATACAGACCTTAGTGATGATATGAAACAACTATTTTCAGAACGCAAACAAACTATACTAAATGCACACAAATAACGAATTATCAGCAACATCAATTTTAAGCCTATTTGAAACCACCAAAGCCGAGCGTACATCATTTGTACGTTCGGTAATAAACAGCCTAAAAGACGGCATTACAGACCCATTAAAGGTGCATTTACAGGTAAAGAATACAGAGGCTTTGATTAAGGAACTATCAGAGGATAAAGAGTACAAGGAAATGCTACTTACCCAAGCCGCAAAGCATGGTAAAAACTTTGATTTGCATAACGCTAATTTTCGTATTCAAGAGGTAGGAACGAAGTATGATTTTGCACATTGTGGAGATAGCGTGATTGATGGGTTGTATGCAGAAATGGCAGAACTAAAAGCCAAGATAAAGGAACGTGAGGAGTTTTTAAAATCATTACCGCCTAGTGGATTGGATATAGTGGACAGTGCCACAGGAGAAGTGTCTACACTACTAAAACCAATCAAAACATCTACTACATCTATTGCAGTTACACTTAAATAACCCTAACATGATAATAACAGCAAAATACATAGAAGAGCAGTTTTGGTTGGAGCGCAAATACAAAGGAGTGCTAACAGTTGAACGAATAGAACAAGTAGTTTGCAGCCATTTTAAGGTGACTATTGAGCAAGTGAAGACAGGTAGCAGACGATACAATATTACAGAATGTAGGCACTTAATTTGGTACTATTTGCGCACTACAGGAATGACATTGCAAGCGATTACCAATATGTACAATAAGAAAGACCATACAAGCGTAATACATGCACTAAATAAGGTTGAAAGGTTACTGCAAAACGATGACGAAATGAAGTACAATATATCAGCAATTAACACACAGCTAAACTTACAAAAATGACTCCCACAAAAAGAACATACGCAGAAATAGCATTTGATGACTTAATGAATGACCTTAGACGAATACTATACCTTAACACTATTGCATCTTATACGCTTGAATCATTGCGACTTAATCCATACCTAATTGAAAGTAAAAGAACTGGTACAGATGATTTGAAAAAAGCTATAAGCAGACAAATAAGCGCAATGGAAATCATAAGAACCGAATTAAAGTTATTTGGCAATAGTGATAGTTGGCATGTACTAGAACAAGATTATACAAGCGAACGAATAGAAGATATCGGGCTATTACTTGACTTTATTTCGGGTGTAAAAAATGTAGCTGAAGTAACTAAAGTGCTACAAGAAATATTTAACGAACAACTAAAATCTAATCAAAATGCCTAAAATTGGACACTTTAAAGTAAAGGCGGCACGTAACGCATATCATGTAATGGAACACATCGGGGAAGGTAGTTACAAAAAGATTGCCACACTGTATAAGTTTGCGGACACCTTACCATACAGAAATAAAAAGTGGATGACACACAACGGTCAACTAAAGTATCGTGATTTTCCCGACCCAAAAGAAAAAACAACAACACCAATTAAAAGCCGTAACATTGCACCACCAAAACCAAAAAGAACAAAGGTAGTACAAACGATGGAGTGTAGTTTGGCTGCTAAGGATAAAGCACTACAACGGATTGAAACTAAAGAGGGGATAGTAATAGCAGAGCAAAATAGACCGCAAAAAGTAAGGGTGATAGTAGATAGTAAGACTAGCATAATGGTGTACCCTAATGAAGCGGAAAATGCCATAGCAAGGTTTAATAAAAGGTATCAGCAATCACAAGAACAAAGCCATATCCACCAGCGAAAGCCGATACCCAAAGCAAAGGTTAAACAACAGCAATCAGATTTAATATTTTATAACTAAACACACAAATAACACACATGTTTAATGCAGACTTTTACCCTACGCCAGCCAATGTAATTGAGCAAATGTGTATGGGTGTTACTATTGACGGCAGCATAGTACTAGAGCCTTCAGGCGGTGCAGGTCATATAGTTGACTACCTGAAATCAAGTGGAGCAAAACAGGTTATATCATGTGAGAAACATAACGATTTACGTAGCATATTAATGCGTAAATGCAAGGTAATTTCAGATGATTTCCTGACCGTACAGTCAAGCGACATAAGCCACATTAATTTAATAATTGGCAATCCACCATTTAGCAGAGGCGATGAGCATATATTACACGCTTACAAAATAGCCCCAGCAGGTTGCACAATAGTAATGCTATGCAACTACGAAACGTACAACAACAGCTACAGTGCCACACGTAAGGAACTACGCACCATTATTGATACCTACGGCAGTTGCACCAATATAGGCGAAGCGTTCACCACAGCAGAGCGCACAACCTACACTAAAGTTGGATTAATACGCATACACAAGCAAGGTGAAAGCAAAGCAGAATTTGAGGGGTTTTTTATGGAAGATGAGCCAGCAGAGGCACAAGGAAATGGCATAATGCCTTACAACTTTGTACGTGATTTGGTTAATCGTTATGTATCAGCAGTACAGTTATATGATAAGCAGTTACAGATAGGTGCAGAAATGAATGAGTTAACAAGTTCATTTTTCACAAGTAAACTTTCATTTACATGCCAAAAAGATAGCCTGCCAGTAATGCGCAATGATTTCAAAAAAGACTTACAAAAATCAGCGTGGCAATGGGTATTTACCAAAATGAATATGCAAAAGTATTCTACTACAGGGCTAAAGAGTGATATTAATAAGTTTGTGGAGCAACAAAGCGAAGTACCTTTCTCTATGCGTAACATCTATAAGATGATAGAAATAGTGATAGGTACTACAGGCAATAGAATGGATAGGGCTATCATTGAGGTTTTCGACAAACTAACAGAACACTATAGCGAAAACAGGTATAATGTAGAAGGATGGAAAACTAACAGCCACTACCTAGTAAATGAAAAGTTCATCATGCCTTATGGAGTTAACAGGGGTTGGAGCGGTGAAATAGAATTTAGGTGGGGTAGCAAAGGAACGGAGTTAATGGACGATTTGCAAAAGGCTTTATGCTTTATCACAGGCACAAACTATGATGACATGTATTCGCTACATAGTGCAGGCAGCCACCGCTACAAAATAGAGATTGATGGCAAGATATTGATGGATAACAGACATAGTCATTTACCCTACTTAGAAAGTATAGATATTGCACAGCCGTATGCAGACAGGTTAATTTCAGAGGGTAAAAAGAACGTAAAAGTAATACCACCGATGCAGTGGGGTGAGTGGACAAAATGGGGATTTTTCGAGATTAAATGTTACAAAAAAGGTACGGTACATTGCAAGTTTATTGATACTGATTTGTGGGCTACCTTTAACCAACATGTAGCAAGAATAAAGGGCTACCCATTACCCGAAGGAATGAAAAACAAAAAAAAGTAAGACATGGACTACTCCACACGCCTAACACACTACATCAATATGTACCTTCGCTATCTTGCAGAGGGCAACATTAAGAAAACAGAATTGTATCGTAAGCGTGTGGAGTTGTTGCTTAATAATCCACCTAAACAAATAAAACTAAATTACACCGATGCTGACAATAACGAATGAAGACAACATGGCTTTAATGGCACGATACCCCGATAAGTATTTCGATTTGGCTATTGTTGACCCTCCGTATGGGTTGGGTGAAAAGTTAACGCAAGGTGGAACTTGGGCAAAGAAGTGGCAAAAAAAGGGTTCTGACTGGGATTTTATTCCTGACGAAAAATATTTCAAAGAGTTATTCAGGGTGTCGGTAAATTGGATAGTTTGGGGAGGTAATTACTTCATTGAACATTTGCCAAACAGTAGGTGCTTTGTAGTTTGGCACAAACCATACATGGACGGAATGCACACGATGAGCAATGTAGAATTAGCACTTACTTCTTTTGATAAAAATTCAAAAAAAATATCTTTAAACAAAGATTTAGGAATAGAAGAAAGGGTACACGTCACACAAAAACCAGTCGCACTTTACAAATGGCTACTTGACAAATACGCAAAACAGGGTGATAAAATACTCGACACACATTTAGGTAGCGGAAGTATCGCAATAGCTTGCCATGATTACGGATTTGATTTGACAGCTTGCGAATTGGATAAAGAGTACTTTGATGCAGCAATGAAACGAATTAATAACCATACCAAACAAATAAAACTATTTTAACATGATAGACATTCGCAAAGCACTCAGTCAAAGGTGCTACATTAAGTTCGACACAAATCAGCAGCTATGCAAGTTCCTAACAGACAACAATTTAACAACCTTTCTAGGGATTGCAGATAACGAAACAATAATAAGCGTACATCTTGACAATGACCTTATTAGCCTTGCAAAGAAAGTAGACCACGACATACCAACTTACCACCACACCGAGTTAACAATAACAGACGATGGAGAATAACAGATACCGCCTAAAAGAAGATAAGGTACTAGGCAAAATTAAGGTAGCAAGTAAGGGGGATGTAGTAACGGTGGTATGTATGCATGAGGGTGCAGACGGTATGTTTTGCAAAGTAAGCCGAGAAAAAGACGATAATTTATTTATAGTATCAACAAAACTTTTAACACCAATAATTTAACCGCCAATAGGCACAAAACAAACAATATGAGTAGCTTTAATCTAACAGGCACACTGATTGCCAAATCTGAAACACAACAGGTATCAGATAAGTTTAAGAAACGTGAATTTGTCTTAATGACAGTAGAAAACGTAAACGGTACGGAATACCCAAATCCACTCAAAATGCAAGCCGTACAGGCGAAGTGTGATGTGTTGGATAAGTACGCAATCGGCAGCCAAGTATCGGTATCGTTCAATGTAAAGGGCAACAGCTATGTTGACAAAAAAGATGGTAGCACTAAGTACATTGTAAATTTGGATATGTGGAAAATTGAGCCAGTAGCAGCCAGTACCACAGCACCACAGCAGCAGCAAAGCGCACCAGTAGAAAACCAACAAGCTATGCAACAAGCTATAGATAAACTACCATTTTAACACCCTATAAACCCTATCATTATCTAAACACACACAACTATGTTCACACTAAGAGATTATCAATTAGAAAATGTACTTGAAGTAGCACATGCGGTACACAATTACAAGCGTATAATTAACTGCATTGCTACAGGTGGAGGTAAAACTAAGATAGCCATATCCATTACCAACAGAGCATTAAGCAAGGGTAAAACAGTGCTATTTATAACGGAAAGTGATAAGATATACAAGCAGTTAGATGCTGAAATAACAGACACAACCAACATCAACAGCACTGCAAAACTTAGCTACTTAGCACCTAATCGCTTATATCTTGCAATGGCACAAACATTAGCACGTAGGGCAGAACTGATTAAACAGTTCGCTACTATGGGTAACAGCCTATTAATTATCAATGATGAAGCGCACGTAGGCACAGCTACAAAACTACTACTACAGCTACCACATGCACTACTGATAGGGCTTACAGCTACCCCAGCTATGAAGTGGGCAAAACACCTACCAACGCTATACAATTCAATAGTAGTAGGCAAACAGCCTGAATGGTTAGTAGCTAACAACTACCTTATAAAGTATCAACATGCACAGGTAACAGCAGCAAATTTAAATAGTCTGCAAATCAAAGCAGGGGAGTTTACAGAGGAAAGCCAAGAACGTATTTTTGACACCGTTAATTCACACCAGTTTGTACTACAGCACCTACGCCAATACAGGTACACTAAATGTATGATATTTTGCGCATCAATCAAATCGGCAGAGTCATTACATTCGTACCTGACCCAACAAGGCTATAAAGTTTGTACACAACATAGCAAATACGAAATACGTAGTGAATCAGTACAGGCATACGAATTAGCACAATTTACAAACCTACATAGCGGTGTAAATATTTGTATCAGCATTGCATCAATGAATAAGGGCTTTGACTTTCCGCCAGTTGACTTAATACTACTATACAGAGCAACTACAAGCCTACCATTATACTTGCAGATGTGTGGCAGGGCAAGCCGTACAAGCCCCGACACAGGTAAAGCAATGTGGACTGTACTTGATTACGGGGGTAACGGTAAGCGACATGGCAGATGGGATTACCCATGTATAAACGGTGAGCCAGTAGACTGGAATGTAGTTTGGAACACCATACCAAAAAAACGTGAAGGGGTAGCACCGATAAAAGAATGTCCGAAATGTAAATACCTATTGCCAATATTAGCACAAGAATGTAGTAATTGTGGGCATGTGTTTGTGAAAACAAAGCAGCCCAACGAGATTGAGCAGGTGCATATTGTTATGTTGGAGCAGCAAAACGCACAACTTAAAGAGATTAAAGGTAAACGCCTATCACAACTAACCCCGATTGAACTTGCTAACTATGCAAAAATTAAAGATAAGAAACCGTATGCTGCAAGGGTAGCGAAAGCCTTAACACTTACTACCCCTACATATATCTATGAGTACGCTAAAGCTATGGGATATAAAGAAAGTTGGGCAGATTTCAACGCACCAAGTTACGGAGAAAGAATTGATTTTTTCGACAAAATAGTTTAACTTTGCAGACCACTAGCGGCAACTAGTGACAAAGATATTATAACTAACCTTTAGTGGGGGATGCTTTGCCGAGCTGAACCCATTAAAGGTTAATTTTTTTAACATACTCGCACCGTACCCACTACAAGGGAGAGGTTATATTTCCTAACTAAATTACTAATATTTTTACACAATGCAAGAACTATCTGCCGTATTCGGGCAAGTACAGGAATTATTATCTGCTGGTATATCCATTGTACCAGTACGTGACAAAGCAGAAACAAAACAAGATGGAACTATCATACCTGCTAAAGTTGCCTATTCAGGTTGGAAACAATACCAATCTAATATAATTAGCAAAGAGGCGTTATGGTACGAGATGGATAAGCATAATACTACAGCTATTGCTATGGTATGCGGTGCAGTATCTGGTAACTTAGAGATAATAGACATAGACTGTAAGCACTGGAACGGTATAGATGGTAGACTTTTTAGCGATATACGCCAAATATACCCCGAACTATGGTACAGGCTGCGCATACACAAAACACCGTCAGGGGGCTATCACATACTATACAGAATTGCAGACGGTAAAGCGCAAGGGAATAAAAAATTGGCATGGAAAGCAGATGTTAAAGAATGTGGTATTGAAACAAGGGGAGAAGGTGGTTACGCACTCGCACCGCCATCAATGGGCTATTCCATACATCAGGGTGCTAACATACCACTAATCACACAATCAGAGCGTGATAGCTTGATTAATCTTTGCATCAGCTACAACCAACGCATAAAGGCAGAAGTAAGCTACAAGCCCACTAAAAAACAGACTGACTACTACGATGAAAACCCATTCGACCATTTTAACGGTAGCATAGCAGCAGAGGACATATTAACAGCTAATGGTTATAAGATATTTAATGACCATGATATGTACCGCAGGTGGACACGACCTAACAGAAATGAAGGGGGCGTATCTGTAACATTTCGCAAAGATTACCGATTATATTATTTTTTTACCACCAGTACCGAATTTGAGGCGGGCAAATGGTTAACACCAGCAGCAGTACTATGTACTTTACAATTCGGTGGTGACTACAAAAAACTATACCGTCACTTAGTAGATAGTGGATATGGTAAAATTAAACATGAACATGAACAACGGATAATTAAGACCGCTACAGCCTATAATACCCCTACACCTGCTAACATATCAGATGAGGCAAAGCAGTTTGTACAGGACATACTACAAAAGGCTACAGAAACGCACCCACATGGCATATTTTGGGCGATAAATGACAAGGGCGGCACATACATCAGCCGAGAAAAATTGTACACCGTATCGCATGGCTTAGGCTATCGCTTACATAAAGAAGATGTAACCAAAATACAAGGGTACAAAATATGTCGTACCGATGCACGTACATACTTTGATGAATTAAAATCATACATACATATCGAAGATGCCGAAGAGTATGAAACAGTTTTTAATGCGTTAGATGAATTTATCCAAAAGTCAGGCAAACATATTATTGCCAGCCTACCCATATTAGATACATCAGTCATACTGACCCCCACTAAACACCTATCATATAAGTTCTATAACAACTGCTATGCTACTATTGATAAAGATGGAGTTGAAGTGCTACCCTACAGCAATCTACCAGCTAACAAATTAATATGGGAAAACAAAATACAACTACGTGACCTAACAGTAACAACAGATAACACCCATAAAAATTCACTTTATTACAAATATCTTGACCTATCAGTTAGTGTTACACCGCACGTATTGCAATGTATTGGCTATCTATGCCACGAATTTAAAGACGAATCAGACGCATATATAGTAGTATTAGTTGAGCAATGTCCCGACCCAAAGTCAGGGGGCGGTAGCGGTAAAAACATATTTAGCAATATGCTTAAATACGCTACAAGTGTTAAGAACCTGCCAGGAAGTCAAGTAGTATTAGATAAGGATTTTTTGCAGTCATGGGACTACGAAAAAGTACTATCAATATCAGATGTGCCGAAAAAGTTTGATTTCCTATTTCTTAAAGAACTGTCAAGCGGTAACGGTATCAACAAAAAGTTATTCAAAAATATTAGTACCGTTGATGTGGGAGATATGCCTAAGCTATTAGTCAGCACAAATTACAGTTATGAGGTGTCAGACGGTGGTTTAAGGCGTAGAATTATACCGATTGAATTTACTGACTTTTTTACAAAAGCAGGTGGCGTAAATACCCACTTTGGCAAGATGTTTCCTACCGACTGGACTACCGAAGATTGGCAAGCCTACGACAACATTATCCTTGCATCTATTCAGCAGTGGCTCAAGGTCATGAGGCTTACAGCCCCACAATTAACGGAAGGTGGGTGGCAAAAACAATTTGAACAAGAGTACGGATTATTAACTTTACAGTTCATAGAGGAAAATATTACAGAATGGAAACTTATAAAAAAAGTGCAAGTTAAAGCGTTCAATAACACCTACGATACCTTTTATTCTGATAATGGGGGTAATAAATTGTATAAGTTATCATCTATACGGCTTAATTCAGCACTAGAAAGCTATTGTCAAAAACATGAAATACACTTTGAAAAACAAGTGCTAATCAAAGAAAATGGTATAGTTGATAGATATAAGTTATTTGATAGTCCCGAAAAAAATAGCAATTTAGCAGCGGAAGTGCCATTTTAAGCAAAAGGTAACAAACTTCCTTGTTACCTTTTCAAAGTTTGTTACCAAGTTTGTTACCGATAAGCCTTTGATTATCAATGACTTATACAAAAGGTAACAGAGTTACAGACTTTTTTACTTAATTACGTGTATAGAGAAAAAAAAAGAAGAGAGTAGTAAAAGCAAAAAATAAAAGGGCTGCAACTTTTTTTATTATTATAGAATGCTATGAAAAATGGGTAAAAGTTTGTTACCCGACGTTTTGGGCGAAAAAAGCACTGATTATCAATGAGTTAGCGGTAACAAAGTTGCAAAAAAAAGGTAACAAAGTTGGTCAAAGTTTGTTACCCAACATTTAAATAACAAAACACAATTAAAGCTAAAATAACTTTTACACTTAGAGCAATGACAAAACAACAACTACTCGAACAAGATGCAATAGGGTGGGCATCAGAAGATAAACTACAAGCCGCATGTTACCAGTGGGCGCATAATACCTATCCCGAAATAAGAGGTACATTATTCAGTGTGCCGAATGGTGGGTACAGGAACAAAATTGAGGTAATGAAAATGAAAGCGACAGGGCTTACATCAGGTGTACCTGATATGCTTTGTGTGTACGGTGGTAAATTAACGGCAATAGAGCTGAAAAATGGGGCGAATGGTGTACTTAGTAGGGAACAGAAAGAACTACACCTTATTTGGGCTAATAATGGGCATTACGTGCATGTTTGCAGAACGGCAAGTGATTGGATAAATGTAATTGAAACAATACTCAACAATTAGGGCATGAAAACACAAATCAGAATAAGCCGACAAGACCGAGAAAACGTGCTAAACAAGTATGGGTGCAAATGTGCATATTGCGGTAATGCGTTAAGTATGCAAATTCTAAAACTAGACAGCACTAATAACCAGTTATATCCAAGCTGCATGAGGTGTAAAAGGCGTAAGGGGAGTAAGAGTATTCAACAGTTTAGATTTCATATTCGGGTACAGCACGACAAACTAAGGGAACTGAATTCTAAATTTACTTTGTGTTTAGATTATGGCTTAGTAACCGATGTAACAAACGATGTAATTTTCCACTTTGAAAAATAGGCGAAATAAGGCGTTATAATTACAAACCTATATCTATATACCATTTAACTAAAAAACCCCCGTAATCGAAAGATTAGGGGGGTTTAAAGCTATATTGCGGTGGTCATACTATCAACCCACTTTTGAACGCTACCATGTTTACTGATTATGTTAGCTTTTACAGTGGGTTTTATTCTTATTGTGGTAATCTCTTTTGGTGCGTTACCGTCTGATTTGCGTTGTTCGGCTCGGATAATCTGCCAAGCCCTATTCCATGCCTTAGCCTCGCTTTGTTGTTTAGGTAGCCAATTAGCATTTATTATTATCAAAAATGTGTTTGTGTTTAGTTCCTTACAAACCGCATCGGGGTAAACTTGTAAAACCTTTACTTTACTTATGATTGTTCTAGGCATGTTAGTAGTTTTGGATTAGTGCCGCAAGTAGCAGCAGCGTTAAGAATATTATTATTTTGCGTATCATGTGGTTAAATTGTTTCGTCTGAAAATATTACATGGCATTTCATTTCGTTATCTATCTCGGTGTATAGGGCTTGTATTTTATTTCTTAACTCATCTCTATATGCTTTATCGTCTGCAAATACTTCTATCAGATTTGCGTCTAATCCCAGTGTGTAATAGTAAGGGCGTATGCCTACACTCATGTCACCTCTAAACTCTATTGTAGCACTAAATGTATCAGACCCTAGTATCTCTACATTCAATGTAATACCCCTATCATTTTGCGTGTAGCACCAAATTTTGTAGCCGTTTTGAAAGTCTACATAAATGCAAACATCTGGAGTGTTGTTAAGTAATATGTCAACTATTACACCTGCCATGTTGTTAAACATATCAGAGTCGACAACATTTGCCCCTGTTATTACTCTTACTTTTTGCCCTACTTTAAATTGTGTGTTCATAAAATGTGTGTTTTGTTTTGCCCACAATAGCCGCCTGAATTAACAGAGCGGCTCGGTGGGGGAGTGTAAGATTGTATTATGCGTTTACTGTATTTTGTGCATATTCCAGAACATCAGAAGGTAAGTATCCGCTATAGTCAGCTATTAGCTGTAATTGTGCATCGGAACAATCTTTAAGATAGCAAGTGAAAGTAGTATCATATTGATTGTCTATGTTTATGCTGCCAATACCAGTAGCTTCATCTTCTGTAGTCAAACCTACTATTTCACCGTTATCGGCAACATAAACCAACGCACCCAAATCAAGACCTGTACGTGATTTGAATTTTGCAGCCAAATTAAGGTCGTTATCGCTATCCATTACCTCAATGTATGCAGCTTGCAGGTTCTCACGATTACCGATAGCTTTCCATACTTTCATGGCGTTTTCAAATGCCAAATTTAAATCGCTTGTAAAGTAACCTATATTTTTGCAGCCCAAAAAGGTAACGTGACCTGCATTGTAAAATTGTCCGCCTCTACCAATGTGAAAGGCTACTATTGTGTTTTCTATTGTCTGTGTGTTTGTTGTCTGTGTGTTCATAACTATGTGTGTTTGTGATTGTAAAAGTAATACACTTTGAATTAATAACCTAATTTATTTTGAAAAGTTTTGCAGTTGTACGGATGCTGCACCCCGAAATAAGTTAATCCACATAGCAGTAACTAATTGCTACTATCGGCATAAAATTCTTATCAAAACTTTTATAAAGTCTAAATAATTTAGCACCAGTATTGGTATCAAAACCTTCAAACATTAGGTTTGCGCAATCGCTTGCGGCTACTAAATTTGATGTGCTATTACATTTGTTATCAGCTATTATTTTTGCTGAATTGATTTGAGCGGTAGTAAATGTTGTCTGTGTCATTGTGTGTTTGTTTAATACTGTAAAGGTAATCCATTATGTAATACAATGTGCATTTATTTTGAGATATTTTTTATTGTAATACTGCATAGCCGATACAGGATATTCAATAGATAGAATAGATAATAACAAAGGATATTATAAAGAAAATTGTAGGTGGGCTACACAACATGAACAGCAAAACAATAAGAGAGATAGAAAACAAAGATGTAATTTTCAATAGATTTTATCTATACGCACCCATGAGAAAGGCACGGGTCCTCCCATAGATTTTTTCTATATCGCAATGGATGAAACC